TGGTCACCCATGGAGCACGCCCCGCACCTGCAGCAGCCGCATCGGGCAGACGTTCCGGTGCGCGTTGATGTCCTCCGTGCGGTACAGCCGCCAGCACGAGTCGCAGTGTGTGCAGTGGCACCGCGGCTCACCGTCACGCCAGGGCCGCGGCCCGGCGTCGCGGGCCTTGACCATGGCCACGAGGAGCGGCCACGCTTCTTCGGCAGGCATCGCGTTGACGTGCGCGATGACGTCGGCGGCGGTCGGGTCGCGGTACTCCCCGCCGACCAGACCGGCGCGCCAGCTGCCGTCCGTGCGCGGCTCGTGGGTCACCAGCCTCGCCGGCGCCAGCTTCGGAGCGTCACCCGGCATCGGCCACCCCCGCGTGCAGCTCGGGATTCGGGCACTCACCAGCGCCCAGCCAGGAGGAGCCGCACAGGGCGCACACCCGGGTCGGGACCGCGACCACCGGGCCGAAGTCGCCGACGCTCGGCACCCACTCCTCCGCGGACGGCACCACGCGCTCCGGCGCAGGGTCCACGGTGGCACCGCGGAGCTCGCGGAGGGCAGCGGCCACCGACGGCGGCACCGCTGCGGGCGGCAGGGCCAGCTCGGCGCGCACGGCGGCGTGGTAGTCGCCGCGCGCCAGGGCGTCGGCGAGGTCGCGCAGCACGGCGATGCGGACCGCGAGGGCGGTCCGCGCGGTGTCGACGGCGTCACCCACGGAACACCTCGACGGAGTCGGGGTCGAGGCGGCGCATCATGCCGGCCCAGTCGGCCTTCGTCGCCTCCCACCGGGCGTCAGCGTGCGCCGCTTCGTCCTGGCGGCGGGCGGCGTCGAGCAGGTCGGCGTCGACGGTGCAGAGGCCCGACGCGTGGCGCAGCGCGAGGCGTGCGGGCGGGGCGGTGGTTCGAAGGGGGTTGGCGCGGGACATCGGGGCTCCTCCCGTACGGCCACTGTCCGTGGCCTTACGCTGGAGAACCTTACCCACACTTTGCGTGGCCTAGCCACTACGAACTGCGCGCATGCGCGGCTAGCCGGCGTTGGTGGCCGGAAAATAGTTCATCGCTCAACCGAGCGCCTAGTCGGACCGCCGAGCCAGATCGAACGCGAGCGCCTTGACCTCGCCCGCGGACATCGACTTAAGCGCCTCCGCGATGGCCTGGGCCGCGCCCGCCTTGGCGGGAGCCAGCTCGCCGATGGTCTGGGCCGCGTCCGCGAGGTCGGGGTGGACCTCGATCATCTGGGTGTTGGTGTCGGCGTCGAGCACCTGGACGACGAGCCGCTTCCCGACGCAGCGGGCCCACCGCGAGTAGGTGCGGATGTCGGGCTCGTTCCTGCCCGCCTTCCAGGCCTGGACGGTGCTCTCGGCCACGGTGATGTCGAAGTCTCGCTTCAACAGCGCCACGACGTCGGCTTGGCGCAGGTTGAGCTTCGCGCGCGCGGTCCGGAGCGTCGCCGGGATCGACTCCGTGTGCCCCGAGGGCTCGGGGAGGGTGACTCGCGGGATGGAGTCGATTCCAGCGCCACTCCGGACGCGTTGGTGCTTGGGCTTGTCGTTGGGCATCGAACCCCCGTAACTCAACGTAAGGCCACTTCTGGTGGCCTTGCGGCGCGGGATGTGGTAGACCACTTCGGGTGGGGTGACAGCATGTCTGACGAGACGTTCGGTGGTCGTATCCGTGCCCGGGCCCTGGCCCTTGGCATCGTAGACGACCGGGGAAGGGCCACCGCGGCCCGTCTGGCTGAGTTCCTGTCCGCGCGGTGGCGCATCGAGATCAAGCCGCGCACCGTCGAGGCGTGGCTCGCGAACGAGCGGGTGCCCCGCACCGGTCGCATGGTGCGCCTGCTGACGGAGCTGACCATCCACGGCGACGAGCGCGACGAGCTGCTCGCCCTGGCTGCGGAGGTCGAGCCCGACGAGGCCCCGCCGATCGACTCCACCGCTGCCGCCGACGTGGCCTGACCGCATCCCGCCCCCTTCGACCTCACCGTCCCACGTCGAGGTCGCACCCGCCACCGGCATCACATGCGAGGAACCACGATGATCCGAGCCTACACCACCCTGAACCGCCGCCAGCGCGCCTTCCTCAGCGAAGTCCACGAGCTCGGCCTCACCACCGACCTCGCCCTCTCCGCAGCGGCGGCAGCGGTCGGCGAGCTCATCGACGAGTCCGCGATCTCCCGCTGGCGGAAGGGCGAGGGGCACGCCCCGCTGGGCCTCCTCCCCGTGCTGCTCGGCCACGTCGACCAGCCGGCGCTGGTGCTCGACGTCCTCGCCCGTCCGCTCGGCCTCCGGGTCGAGGTGGTCGAAGCCCCGTCCACCGGCCTGCGCTCCGTCGACGCCGAGGCCCTGGACGTCGTCCGCGAGGCGATGGCCATCGTCGAGGCGCACAAGGCCGGTGCCTCCGCGGCGCGCATCGTCACGATGGGCCGCTCGTTGGCGAAGGAAGCGCGCGAGCTGAGCGACGCCGCCATCGCGAGCGCGAAGTGACCACCCCCCGACCCCTTGGAGCCTCCGTGTCCGACCTCTCGATCCCTCGCCTGCTCTCCGGCCTCTCCGCGATCCGCGACCTTGTGCGCCTCGAGGACGACCGCCACCACGCAGCGGTCGAGAAGGCCCGCAAGCTCGGGCAGGACGAGCCCGGCGCCGACCTCCCGCGGGCGTCCTCGCCGAAGTGGGTCCGCACCGCCGCCAAGCTCCTGCGCGAGTCGGAGGCGGAGCCCTGGTACGCCCACCGCGACGTCGCGGACGACTGGGACCCGATCGGGCTCACCTTGGCGCAGCTGCGCGACGCGCCGGAGTTCGCGACCATCGCCGCCGAGCTGGTGGACGTCCGCTGGAGCATCGGCGCCACCGTCCAGCGGGACCTCGCCCACGAGCGGGTGGTCCTGGGCCGCATGTGCGTGGTGCCGCGCGAGGAGCGCGCCACCTGGCCGACCAACAGCGAGCCGCCTGCGTTCCGGTTCCGCTTGAGCGTGCCCGCCTTCGCCCTGGCCACCAGCGACGAGATCGAGCGCGCCCTCCACGAGCTGCTCGCCCAGTGCGGGGTGGGGGACAACGGGCCGGTGAAGCGCCGCCCCGACATCGTGGGGCACAGCTCCACCCTCGCCCGCTACGGCGCCACCGACATTCAGGAGGCCCACGCGGTGGCCTGCGCGATGGCGTCGCCCGAGACGAAGCGGGCGATGGCGCGGTACGGCTTCGACCCGGCGAGCGGGCAAGGCATCCTCTGGCCCGCGCGCAGCCCCCGTCAGCCCTCCCTGGGTGACGCGTGAGCCGCCATCTGATGTGGGCCGCCGCCCTGCTTGCTGCGTCGGCTCCGGGGCCAGTGGTTGCTCCGGAGGAGGACGACGTCCTGCGCTTCCGTCGCACCCCGACGGTGCCGTTCGACTGGCTGCGCCGGAACGACCACGAGGGCCGGCGCCACCACCGCGACTCCGCCCACCCGAAGGTCCAGGCAGCCGATCGGAAGCGCCAGATGCGGGCAGCCAAGCGCATCGCCACCGCCGGACACACCCAGCACTGCGCTGCCCGTCAGGTGTGGGGCGATGGCACATGCGACTGCGGCGTGACCCCGTGAAGCCGCACCCGAAGGGCAGCACCAAGTTCCCGGTGCGCGTGCTGGACGCGGTGTACGACCGGTGCGAGCTGTGGCTGCGCTCCGTGTGCTCCGAGGGCGCGGGCTGGGCGTACGGCTGCATCTGGACGGGTGAGCCCGCCTGCGAAGACGGCCCCTGCTGCTACGGCGGGTGCTCGACCCGGGTGACCCCGTGACCGCCCCCGTCCGCCTCCGCGTGTACGGCACGCCGGGGCCGCAGGGGTCGAAGAAGCACGTCGGCGGCGGGCGCATGGTCGAGTCGTCGAAGAAGGTCGGCCCCTGGCGCGAGGCGGTGACCACCGCGGCGCAGATGGCCGGGGTCGCGGGCCTGCGCCTCGACGGGCCGCTGCTGCTGCGCGTGGAGTTCGTGCTCAAGCGGCCGCGCAAGCACTTCACGTCGAAGGGCCTGCGCCCCGACGCGCCGCACTGGGTGACCACCACGCCGGACCTCGACAAGCTCCTGCGCTCGACCAAGGACGGCCTCGTGCAGGCCGGGGTGATCTGCGACGACAAGCTCGTCGCCGCGGGCGGCCAACACAAGCGGTACGCCAGCGAGGGCGAGACCCCCGGGGCCATCGTCGAGATCACGCGGCTGGTGGAGGGCGCGTGCTGACCACCCACCCGCCCTACGTGCTGATCCGGCCCGCGAACGACATCAGCAGCGACTACGACCGGCTCGACTCCGAGCCGCACCACTACCTCGCGGCCGCCATCTCCGACCTGTCGGAGGAGTACTGGTGCGCCGGGTGGCTCATCGGCTGCGAATGGACCCTGCTCGACATGGTCGAGGGCCGCATCCCGCCCGCGTGGGGCATGGGCGAGGTCGCCGAGGCTGAGCTCGACAACCTGCGCTCGATCCGCGCCGCGTGTGGCGGCGGGTGGGTGGCGTGGGTCGGCGACGGCGTGGTCGCCCTGGCGCCCGATGAGATCGACGCGACGCGCGCGGCGCAGGAGGGCGCATGCTGACCACCCCCGAGCGCCGGTGGGAGATCCGCCAAGGTGACGCCCTCGCACTGCTCCAGTCGCTCCCTGATGCGAGCGTGGACGCGCTCGTCACCGACCCGCCCTACTCGTCGGGTGGCCAGTTCCGCGGCGACCGGATGCAGGAGACATCGACGAAGTACACGGGCACCGACACCATGATCGTCCGCCCGGAGTTCGCTGGCGACAACCGCGACCAGCGTGCCTACGCCTACTGGACCGTGCTGTGGCTCTCCGAGTGCGCCCGCGTGCTTAAACCCGGCGCACCGGTCGCCCTCTTCGCCGACTGGCGCCAGCTCCCCGTCACCACCGACGCCCTGCAAGGGGGCGGGCTGGTCTGGCGCGGGGTGGCCGTCTGGGACAAGACGGAGGGTGCGCGCCCGACGATGGGCGGGTTCCGGTCGCAGTGCGAGTACCTCGTCTGGGGCACCAACGGCCCCCGCGACGCCGAAGGGATCGAGGCCGTCGGGTGCCTGCCGGGGGTCTTCCGGCACTCGGTGAGGCAGGCCGACAAGCACCACATCACGGGCAAGCCCACGGCGCTGATGCGTGACGTGGTCCGCATCTGCCCCCCGGGCGGGCTTGTGCTCGACCCGTTCGCGGGAAGCGGGACCACGCTGGTGGCGGCGCTTGCCGAGGGCCGCCGAGGGCTCGGCTTCGAGCGGACCGAGGCGTACGCGTCGATTGCGCGCGGGCGGTGCGAGGCGGCGGAGTCGAACCGGGAGTACTCGGCGCCCGGTGAGCAGGCTGGCCTGTTCGGCGGTGCACCATGACCGCCGCCGGCTGCTCCTGCTGGCTCCTCGACCGCGGCATCACCCGCCGCGACGGCCGCGCCTGGGACCCCGTGTCGGGCCGTTGCGGTCGGTGCGGGCTGCCGTACCGCCGCGTGGTGCCGCTGCCCGTGCTGCGCCTCGAGGTGGTGAGCCGCCCCGTTCGCCCCGAAGACCTGTCGCCGACCGAGGTGTCCCGTGGGTAGGCCCAGCGCCATCGCGCCCCTGATCCTCGACTGGCTCCGTACCCCGGGCCCTGACGGGCAGCTGTGGCCGTGGAAGGTCTGCGAACTCGCGCAGGGCATCGGGTGCGCGTGGACCACCGTGGCGCAGCAGGTGGCCGTGCTGGTGGAGGCCGGCCAGGTCGAGCACGCCGGCCACACGTACGCGCCCCGTGGCGTCCAGCCGAGCCTGTACCGGGCGGTCGAGGTCGCGGAGGTGGTGGAGGGTGCGCACGCTGCCCAAGGGGTGCACGAGGTGGGCCGCGTCGAAGTGGCGGGTGGCCCGTCGGTTGGTGAGCCGGTGGACGTCCACGGACGCCAGCGGGCGCGTCCATGAAGCCGAAGGGCGCCGCCTGGGGGGCGAGCTTCGCCGCGATGCCCGTGGCGGCGTGGCCGGTCATCGCCGAGCACCTGTCGCACCCGTGGCCCGAGGAGGCTGCGCGGTTCGACCTGCGGTGGTTCGCGGACCAGAACAAGCGGCAGGTCCCGGGGCGGTACGACCTCGCCGAACGCTGGGGGTGGACGCCCGACGAGGTGCGCACGCTCCTGCGCAACGCGGGGCGCTGGTGGGACCCGCTGTGGGGTCCTGCTCCGACGAAGCGCGAAGGGACTCTGACCCACGGTGACCCGGCGCGACCCAAGCTGACCCACGCTGACCCACCGGCGACGGGCGAACCTGAGGAATCCAACACTCCTGACCCGGCGCGACCCACCGTGACCCAGGCTGACCCAACGTCGCCACAGCGCGATCCTTCTTCACCCTCACAGGCACCCACACCCCCACAGCAGGACATCCCGGCTCCGCCGGTCCAGCCCACGCTGGTCGGACCCCCGGCACCGCCGAAGATCGACCCCCACCGCGAGGCGTGGCACACGGCGGCGCTGTTCTGGGGCTCCCAGGTCCTCCCAGCGTGCGGCCGGAAGCCCAGCAGCGGCCCGGAGAGCCCGTCGAAGGGCATCGGCTCCAAGCTCATGACCGCGGTCCGCAACGACGCCGAGGCCGTGCTCGACGCCCTGCGGTTCGTGGCGTGGAGCCAGCACAGCCGAGCGCTGCACTTCCGAGCCGAGCGGTACGACCTCGACACCGTGCTGCGGCACGTCGAGGCCTACTCCGGCCTGTGGCGCGAGTTCGGGGACAAGCCCCTCGGCGGGACGCAGGAGCGACGCACCGGAGGCCCGGCACCGCCGTCCGCCGGCGACGGGGTGCTGGACCGGCTGTGGGCGATGGAGCAGGCAGCGAAGCGGGCAGAGGAATTCGAGGCGTAGGGAGGGCGAGATGGTCAAGGTGTACGAGTGGAAGATGGTGCCGGTTCAGGAGATGCACACGGCCAGCGTGGACGGCTGGGAGCGGGACAGCGGCCCCGTGCTCGACGCGCTGCACTTCGCCTGCCTGATGCGCCGCGAGGTGGTACCGGGGCGGGTCACGAGCCCGGCCGCCCGCGAGCACGTCACCGGCACCGAGGACGGGCTGGGGGAGCAGTCCGACCCGCTGCGCAACTGCTGGACGTGCGCGCACGCCGCAGACAACACCACCATCTGCCACGCGGAGCTGACCAACGAGCGGCGGGTGTGGACTCAGAGCGGCACCCACGCTCCCGATGCGAGCTCGCTGCTTGCGTGCCTCCCCGACGCCGACGGCTGCCCAGCCTGGGCCCCGAAGGCGACGCCGTGAGCCGCTCGATCCGGGAGGCCATCCTCGGCGCGTGGAAGGTGCTGGAGGGCGCCGGCCTGCGCCGCCCCTGGGGGAGCGACCACGAGGTCGCCAACGCCCTCGACACCTGGGCCCTGGTGCTCGCCGACGTCGAGCCGGGCCGCCTGCTGGTGATGGCCACGGCCTGGCTGCGCTCGCCGGAGGCGCGGTTCGGCCGCTGGCCGATGCCCGGGGCGCTGCTGCACGCCCTCGGCGACAACGTCGAGACGGACGAGGCGGACGAGGCGTGGGGCGAGGTGCTGGCGCTGCTGCAGTCGAGGGGGCGCGACTGGTGCTGCCGGAGCGTGCCCACCGTGCAGGCGCTGGTGGACCTGGAGCAGGCGATGCGCGAGCGCGTGCAGGAGCTCCGCACCCGCGGGGATGCGCTCCTCGCCGAGCAGCAGGAGCGGCGGAGGGCTGGGCTGCCGAAGGGGCCCGAGGACCGGCTGGTCGCCGTGTTCGCGGGCCTGTCCGCCTGTGGTGGATGGCGCGGGCTCGCGGTGTCGGAGGACCTGGTGGCGCACCGGGCCGCGTTCCGGGCCGCGTTCCGTGGCACGACCAAGCGCCGGCAGCTCGAGGGGCAGGAGGCCGAGGTGGTCGCCCTGCTCGGTGGTGGGCCGAGGCCCCGGCTGCTGGCTGGGGGTCGCCCGTGAGCCGCGCGTGCGCGCCCTGCGGCGATGCCCCGCTGACGTTGTGCCAGCACTGGGGTGACGGGTGGAGGGACATGGCGGTGTGGAGCAGGCTCGGCATCAAGCTGAGCGCGTGCGACGAGCGCTGGTGGACCGGCGTGGCCGACGAGCGCGACTGCGCCGCCTGCCCTTCCCCGCCCGTGGACCTTGGCCGCCTGCTCCTCGACGCCCTCGACAGCGGCGGTGCTGACGCGCGCATCACCGCCCACACCGCCCGCGATGGGCACACGTTCCTCGCCGAGCGCCAGTACCTCGTCGAGTGGTGCGGGAGCCCCGTGTACCACGGGACCGACCTCGTCGAAGCCCTGTCGAGGCTGGCGGAGCGCACCCGCCCGCCCCTGTCGCCCCCAACCCTTTGCGCACTGGAGACAGCATGAACGCCGTGAACAGCCAGATCGAGACCGCAGCACCGAACCGCAAGCGCACCGTCGACGAGTGGGTGGAGGCCCTCACCGACTGGGTCGCCGAGCAGGACCGGAGCGGCACGGAGGTCTGCCTGGACCGCCCGGGCAGGCGCACGGAGGCCGGGAGGCACGCGTGGGCGTGGCTGGTGGGCGAGGGGTACGTGGTGCGCGACGTCGTCGACGGCCTCGGCGGGCACTCGGCGCACGTGTGGAGGCTCACTTGAAGCCGTACATCACCGCCCGCAAGTGGGTTGACATCTTCCTCTCCATCGCCGCGCTGGGCGCGGTCTGCGCCGGGATCCCGACGCTGGCCGTGTACGGCATCACCTGGGCGTTCGTGGCCGCGGGTGGTGCGCCGTGATCGACCTGGAGCGCCTTCGCGCCGACCTGGCCGCGGCGTCGCCGTTGCGCCCCGAGGACATGGCGCAGGCCGTGGAACGGCTGACCGAAGCACTGCAGACCGTGCGTCAGGACCTCGTGATGGTGGTTCCGGCCGCGGCTGTCGAACGCGTGTCGAAGATGCTGCCAATCGGCGTCAGCGCGATGCCGGCTCACGCGCCGAACATGGTGGTCGACCCCGAGGTGTTCGCCCGCATGAGGGAAGCGCTTCTGATCGGCGACGCCCGCCGTTCCGCGAGCGAGGTCGGCCCGCAGCGCCAGCCCGCCAACCGAGCGCAGCGGCGCGCTGCTGCACGCAGGAACCGCTGACCCTCGCCTGGAACGTGGTACAGGTAGGGTCGGAGGTCCCGATGTGGCTCGTGGCGTTGCTGGCGTGTGAGCGGGGAGAACAGGGGCCGCAGGCGCGGGTGAAGGTGCAGGACAGCACGCCCGCGCACAGCACGCCGGGGCCGACGCACAGCGCGGCCGAGGTGGTGCACACGGGCACTCTCCCTGCCCTGCACACGGGCGAGCCCTGTGGTGCGGCTGGGGGCCTGGGGTGGCAGGTGCTCGAGTGGCAGGAGGAGACGGTGGCCGACCTCGAGGTGTCGCCGTCCGGCAGCGCGGCGGTGATCGGGCGCCTGCTGGTGCCGTTCGGTGAGGCGCTCGACGTGTGCTCCGCCACCTGCTCCGAGCCGTGGGCGCTGGTGCTCCTGGGCAGGCCGGGCGAGCACTGCACCGACCGTCCCGCCACCCTGCCGCTGCTCGACGTCGAGGAGGGCGAGGAGGTGCACGTGTGCGTCGCGGTGTACGAGCCAGGGGCGGATTCGGATACGACGTGCGAGATCACGGCGGGCGAATGGGCGCAATCGTTCCACGTGACAGCGTACTGCGCGGATTGCTAGAGGCGCAAGAATTCTGAAACGAGGCAGGTCGTAAGGGCGTAACCCCCGGAGGGCGCCAACCCGCGTTACACGCGTTACGACACCCGTTACAGTCGGATGCGCTCCGCGTTACACTGTAGCGGATGGAGCCGAACCCGAAAGCCGTACTGTCGTGGATGTCTGAGGTTCCCGGCCGCACACCATCCGACGCGGTCGCGCGGTTCTGGCCCACGGCGCACGAGTCCGAGCTAACCCGACTCTCCACCCGTGTCCGGCAGTGGGTCTTCCGCGCGCGCCGGGAGGGTGGCCACGAGCCTGCACCACCCCCCGCAGAGCCCACCCTCGGGCGCCGTTCGGGCCGTCCGCGGGTCCACGAGCCCGCGGAGGTGGTTCCGCCCACCCCTGCGCAGGCCCTCGGCGCCGTCGAGCGCCCTGCGGCCCGCCTCGAGGTCACGGGCTGGACCCGCCTGCAGTACCTCGAGTGGGACCTCGTGGAGTGCGTGCGTGACCTGGACCACGCGCGCGCGACGGGGCAGATCAAGCTCGCGATTGACGCCGGCCGGCGAGCCTCCGACGTCCGGGCGGCGCTCGACCAGGCCCGCGGCGAAGCCGGCCGCGCGGTTAAGCTCGACCGCAACCCCGCGGCCGTGGCTGCGGAGATGGCCCGACGGCAGCAGCAGCTTGCGCAGCTGGCCGCCGCCCCGGGCGCCACGAAGGATCGGGACCTGTGAGGCACACCGACGAGCTCGCCTGGATGGCCCACCACCTACGCGCCGCAGCCGAGCGGGCGCGCGGCTCGTGGGCTGACGCGCCGACGCCGCCCGCGCCCCCGTGCTGGTGTGGCGTGGTGCACTGCGTCCCGCTCGACCACCGCAGGATGGAGGTGCTCGGCGAGAAGTGGACCGGGCGCGGGTGGGCCGAGTACGGCACGAACCCCGCCTACTCGTGGGTGCTTCGCGCCGGGGTGGATGCGTTCGAGCGGGCGCTGCGCGCTGAGGCGCCTGCGTTGTGGGCCGCGGTCGAGTCGGATGCCCTCGTGGCCCGCGCGGCGCTGCGGTGAGCGACCTCGACGAACTCGTCGCAGCCCAGGCCGATGACCTCGAGTGGCTGGCACAGGTCGAGGCGCAGTACCCGCTGGCGCTGGCGTCCCTGTGGACGGCCCCGGCGGCGCGGTGGGACCAGCGGCGGTCGGTGCTCGCGGCGATGACCGCCCCCGTCGTCTCGCTCGTGCTGGGCGGGGAGCGCGCGGGGAAGTCGCGCGGGCTGCAGCAGCTCACCACGGCGATGGCACTGGGTGGCGACCACCCCGCCGTCCGGGCCTGGCTCGCGGCGAACGACCTCCCGACCCACCTGATCCCCGACGGTCCCGGGCGCGTGTACGCAGTGGCACTCACCTCGACAGCGTCGCTCCGGTACCACCGGAACATCTTCGACCAGCTCCTCGGCACCGGGAAGACCTGGTACAACCGGAACGGGAAGGGCGAGGCGTGGCTCCAGATCGACGTTCCCGGGCACAGCAGGGCGGGGGAGATCTGGTTCAAGAGCGTTGACCAGGGCCCGGACGCGATGCAGGGCGACTCGATCCGGTGGGCGTGGATCGACGAGGAGCCGAAGGGCGAGCAGGGCCAGCTGGTGTACGCCCAGTTGAAGGCCCGCGTGATGGACCAGCGGGGCCGCGTCGGGATCTCGATGGTGCCGATGTCCGGGTACACGTGGGTGTACGACGAGCTCGTGGTGAAGCGGAAGGACTCGCCGACCATCGTGGAGCTCGACGCCCTCGACAACCCCTTCCTCCCCCGCGACCGTGCCGAGGCGCACTACGGCGCGATGGACAAGGATGAAGCCGAGATGCGGCGGTATGGCCGCTTCGTCTCCCGGATGGGCGCCGTGTACCCCACCTGGGACCCGACCGGGTCGGACCGGTACGGGATGGGTCACGTGTGCGACCCGTTCCCTGTGCCTCCCGACGCGCCGATCTTCCGCGCCGCGGACTTCGGCCTCGCCGACCCCACCGTCATGCTGTGGGCCTTCGTCGACGACGACGGCACCATCTACGTGTTCCGCGAGTACTACCAGCCCGACGGCATCTCGTACCGCTGGCACGCGGAGCAGTGCGCCCACCTCGAGGGGCGGCGCGTCGTCGACGGCGAGTGGAGCGGCGGGGAGCCCGTAGAGGCCGGGTGGGGCGACCACCTGCCCGACGCGCTGCAGGCGTTCGCCGCGGTGGGCCTGCAGATGGGCCACGCGGAGAACGGCAAGAAGGACGTCAACGGCGGCGTCGACCGGGTGCGCGACCGCCTCCGCCTGCGCTCCGACCACCGGCCGCGGCTGAAGGTGTTCTCGAGCTGCGTGAACACCATCCGCGAGATGAGCGGCTACGTGCTCGACCCGCAACGCCGCGACGAGCAGCCCCGCAAGCTGCACGACCACACCTGCGACACGCTGCGCTACCTCGTCGGCGGAATCGACGACTACTTCGCCGTCGGGATCGCCGCTGGGGCCTGAGGGATCCGCAGCGCCGCGCGGGTGATCTGCGCCGCCCGGCCTGCCGTCAGGGGCTCGCCGCTCTCCGCAGCCTGGCGCGCGGCCTCGAGGAGCACGGGCGCGATGGCCAGCGCCGACCCCACCGGGTCCGGGTCACCGGCGAGCTCGAGCGCACCCGCCAGCCGCCACTGCTCCTGGTTGTCGTCGGCCTCCCCGGTCGCGACCCGACCCACTGCGGCCGTGTACCAGGCCGAGAGCGCCGCCGACTGCCGAGAGGGCTGGTCGTCGACCTCCGGCTTCGGGCGGCTCGACTCCCTCGACGACGGCGGCACGCCCACCGGGGCGTCGCGGAAGCCCTCGTACGAGGCCGCTGCCCTCGGGTCGGCGCCCATCACGGTGACCCAGAACCCGGCGCGCGCCTGGCGCTGGTCGTAGCTGGTCTGGAGCGCCTCCACGGCGGACGTGTCGAAGCGCACCTCGTCGGAGGCCGACCCGCCGACCTGCTGCGCGATCACGGTCAGGGCCTCGGCGATGAGCGCCAGATCCGAGACGACGAGCGAGCCCCAGTAGTCGCGCATCTCCGCCTTGGCGACGGCGAAGTTCGCCTGCGGGATGCCGGCCCGGGTGGGCGGCACGCGGAGCACCGAGAGGGTCTCGTCCCGGACGGCGGTGTCGAGCCCGCTGAAGTCGACATCCTTCGCCGTCCACGAGGTCGACGAGACGGTGGGGCCGCCCGACAGGGCGAGCACGCCGACCCCCGAGGCCATGGCCGCCAGGTACTGCTCGACGACCTCTTTGAGCGCCCGCGGTCCGACGGTCTGCGCGGACGGGTACGTGATGATCACGTCGGGACGGCCCTTCCCCGCCTGCGCCGCGGCGAAGGCGCGCGACTTCTGCACGGTCAGAAGGCCATCCTTCAGCGTGCGGATCGCGCTCTCCCCGTACAGCGCCGACAGCCCGTCCGACCACGAGACGTCGTGGATGTGTTGCACCTCGAGGGGCGAGAGCCGGACCTCGCCGCCGTAGATCCACCGCACGATCACGCCGCCGCGCACCTCGGCGCGCATCTGTTCGGGGTGCAGGCGGTGGAGTTCCCACTCGTTGATCCCGACCGAGCGCAGCCACAGGTACGCGTTCCCGGTGAGGGAGAGGTCGGCCTCGAGCTGGCGCAGGAGCAGCGTGCGCGTCACCCCCGGCGACGGACGCTTGAGGAGCCGCAGGAACGGGTGGCCGGGCACCTGCTCGACTCCGTCGGGGCCTTGCACCACCACGATCGGAAGCCCCCCGACGTCGTCGCACCGCGCACGGATGCAGGCGCGGACCCACGGGAACGCGGCCATCGCCGACAGCGCGCCGAGCTGCGAGAAGCCCGGCTGCACCGGGTACCCGGCGTACCCCGCTGAGGCGGTGATCTCGATCGGTGCGAGCAGCTGGCGCACCCACCCTCCGACCGTGTCGCGCGCACGGGCGAGGAGTCCGGGGCGCAGCGCGAGGGACGTGGACGACGGGTCGGCAGGTGGCATGCATGCGATTGTATCGCGTCGTGATGACAGATTCGACACAGTCGTGATAGCGTCTCTGTCATGGGTGCAGATCTCGACCTCGACGACCTCGACGGGCTGGCCTTCGCCGGCCGCAACGGCGCGCACCACACCTGGCGTGCCGAGGGCAGCGCTGCGGACGGTGCCACCGTTGACGAGGGTTCGGCGCGCTTCATCCTGTACGGAGGCGGCGAGGTCCGCTACAACCCCCAGTGGGAAGCCGGCGGCGACGTGATCGCCACCCGCGAGTTCCGACTGGCGCCGTTCCGTCGGAACCCAGTGGTCCTCGCCGATCACGACCCGCTGCGGGTGATCGGCGTCGGCACCGCGAAGATCGTGCAGGATGGAGACACCGCCCGCCTCGAGGGCGCGGTCCAGTGGGACCTGCACGAGAGCAACCCCACCGCCATCCTCATCGCTGGCCAGCACGCGCGCGGCGTGCGCAAGGCCGTGTCGATCGGCTTCATGCCGGGCAAGGGCAGCGTGGCGCGCACGAAGCTCCCCGAGGGCGACCGCTGGCGGCTCGATCCCGACACCGTGCCCGAGTGGCGCGCAGGCCAGTACTACCGCCACCCTGAGCTGTACGAGTGGAGCTCGGTGGCCGTGCCCCGCGACCCCACCGCGCTGCAGCTGCAGTCGTGGGCGCTCGCCTCCGAGGACCCGCAGGAGCAGATCCGCCGCGCCGTGCGCGAGGTGCTCGCCTCCTCGGCCGCCGAGGTGGTGCTCGACGCCGTGCGCCACGACCCGGCGATCCGCCAGTCCATCCAGGCCGCAGCACTGCTCGCGGCGCCACCGCCCACCATCACCCCGCCTTCCCCGCTCGATGCGTGGTGGGCCACTCGGAGCGCATGATGTCGATCACGACCCCGGACGAGGTCGTCAAGACCCTGTCCTCCCTGCAGGACCACGTCAAGACCCTCGTTCCCGGCGAGAAGTTCTCGCGGCTGGACGAGGCCGTCTCGACCCTCACCGGTCAGCTGCGCGACCTGCGCCGCCAGTCGATCGAGGCCGCGCACGCCGCGCCGACCGGCTCCGACGCCGACGCCCAGCAGCGGTACACCGTGCGCGCCGAGAGCGTGCGCGCGCAGGCCGTCGATCCGAGCCTCCGGCAGGGCCCCGTGTCCTACGCCGCCCCCGAGGCCGCGCGCCCCGGCCGCGAGTACGCCGCCTCGAAGACCTCCGAGCGGGCCGTCCGGCTCCTCACCGAGCACGACGAGATGGGCCGCGCCCAGCCCGGCCTGCTCGACGACGTCGCGCCCGTCACCGAGTGGCAGGCCGAGCTCCAGCACATCGTGACCGTGCGCGGCCTCGCCAAGATGGCCCGGTCCCGCGGCACGACCAGCGGCGGCACCAGCTTCGGCACGACCCCCGCGATCGACGCCGCCCTCCGGCGCCACCTGGACCGCGGCCCCGCGTGGGTCCGCCAGGCGTTCGCCGACAACGCCACCGAGGGCGCGGAGATGATCCCCGACGTCACCCTCCCCGAGCTCTACCGCAAGCTCGAGGCGGCCCGGTCGGTGACCAACCTCTTCGAGACGATGCAGATGCCCACGGGCGGGTCGACGATCAACCCGTTCTTGGTGACCGGGTGCCAGCCCTTCCTGGTCGGGCAGCCCGTCGCCGGCGACCTGGACCCCGCGATGATCCAGCGTTCGCAGCCCGTGACCTCCAGCGTCAACGCGGCGCCGAAGACCTGGGGCGTGACCCTCCCCGCGAACCGGGACGCCTCCGAGGACTCGATCATCGAGTACGCCGGGATGGCGCTGATGCTCCTGGCCGAAGCCATCCGCGACGGCAAGGAAGACGCGTGGATCAACGCCGACACGAACGGCGGTGATACCGGCCTCGCCGGCTGGAACCCGCGCAGCCGCTGGTCCACCCTCGGTCACGCCAACGACCACCGGAAGACCGCGATCGGCCTGCGCCACCACTCGTTCGACGTGTCGTCCAGCTCCGCCCTCGGCACCCAGACGGCCGCGGGCATCATGGCCGAGTTCATCAACCTCGACTCCCCGCACATGCTCGGCGAGCTGGCGATCATCACCTCGCCGGAGTTCTACATCGCGAAGCTCCTGCAGGACACCAACCTCCTCACCGTGGACAAGATCGGCGCCCTCGCGACCCTGCTCACCGGCCAGGTCGGCAGCATCGCCGGGCACCCCCTGGTGATCTCCGAGTTCGTGGACAAGCAGTACAACACCAGCGGCATCTACGACGACTCGACGAAGACGAAGACCGGCGTCCTCATCGTGAACCGCAGCCGCTGGAAGAACGCGGTCCGCCGCGGCCCGCGCGTCGAGGTCGAGGTCGTCGCCCGCCAGCACGTCACGTACACCACCCTGACCGAGCGGTGGACCCCGCGCCACATCGGCCAGTCGACCGAGAAATCGGTCGCGTGGTGCTACAACGCCGACATTTCCTGATCTCACCCCTTCCGGAGCGCACACCATGCTTTCCCTCCTCGCGGCCATGGCCGCCCTGCTCACCACCGAGGCCGCCGCACAGCAGGCCGCCTCGCTGTGTGTCGACTTCACCTACGCCGCCAACACCGACGACGAGCGCTACATCCCGATGCCCTTCACGGGCTCGTACGAAGTGACCGGGATCATGTTCGCTCCCGCGACCGCCGTGGCGGTCAACGCGAGCAACGTGAACGCCTTCACCGTCGCGATGAACGCGGGCACGGCGTCCACCTCGTGGACCACGCTGGCGTCGCACACCACCGACTCCGATCTCACCAGCTCGGCCTACGTGATCGGCACCGTGATCGACCTCACGGTGACGAAGCCCGCGACCGTCAGCCGTGGCTACCAGTTCCGGGTCGAGAACACCAACGGCGGCACCGGCGCTGCCTTCGACGGCGCGGTGTGCATCGCGCTCCGCAAGGTGGGCTAAGATGGCCGACGAGAAGCCGAAGCCCGGCAAGTTCGACACCATCGAGAAGGGGAGCCAGGACATGTGGCCCGCCCTCCGCACCCCTCCCGCGAAGCTCGCCGCCGAGATCCTGGCCGGCAAGCACGACGGGTGCCTCTCCGAGCTCGGCGAGCTCGCGGCGGTGCACCTGCACTCGGACCAGGTTCTCGAGGCCGTCCGCGCCCGCAAGGGCTGATCCCTGACAGACGGAGAGCAGCTTGCCGATCATCACCCCAGCGCAGGTCCGTGACCACTACCAGGCGCTGCAGGGTGGTGGCGACGACGTGCTGCTCTCCGCGATGATCGCCCGCGCTGACGGGCTGGTGGCCGCGTACTGCGGCTTCCCTGAGAACGACGCCGGCATCCACACGCTCGAGGACAGCACCTACACGCTGTACCTCGAGGCCGCCCCCGAGGAGCCGCGCGCGCTCCGGCTCCCGCTGCGCCCGGTGGTCTCCGTCACGTCCGCGAACGTGGACCCGACCTGGGGGCACGCGTCGAGCACGGCCCTGGTCTCCGGCGACTACGCGGTCTCCGTCCGCGACGGCACCCTCTACGCGACCCCCACGGGTTCGCTGCAGGCGTGGTCGACCGCCTACCGGGCGAACAAGGTGGTGGTGGTCGCCGGCTTCACGACCTGCCCTCCCGCCCTCGTGGCCATCCTCGCGACCGCTGTGCGTGACCTGCTCGCCCAGGGCCGGGCCGGGGACAAGACCGGCGGCACCTCGTCGAGCGGCCAGAGCTTCACCCGCTCGCACCCCGCACACCTGCTCTCCGACTCCGTGCGCGCTGCGCTGGACGGCGCCTACGTCGTCTGGCGCCACCGGGTGGGCTGATGGCCGCGCCGCGCCTCGACGACGTCATCGTCAGCATCCGCAACGCCCTGGCCGACGACCACGGCGGGGGCCTCGACCTGTCGGGCCCTGGTCGCGTGCTGCGCGGTCGGTACACGTCCCCGCCCGCCGCCGCCCTCCCCTGTGCCGCCATCTCCGGCACCACGAACCGCACCCAGCGCGGAGCCGTGATGACCCGGTGGACGACCACCTGCGCGCTGGCGATCGACGTGTGGGCCGCCTCCCCCGAGCTGTCCGCGGAGTCGCGCGTGGTCTGCGCGGAGTCGGTGTGCGACGCGGTCACGTTCGCGCTGCAGACGGCGGCGGACACGACCGGCAACACCCTGCACGGTCTCCCCGACCTGCTGATCACCACGGATGTGGTGTCCGACCTCGACGAAGGCGACGGGCACGCCCACGTCCGTGCTACGGTGGGGTGGACTCTGCACAGAGCAACGCGGGGGCTGTCGCGGTGAGCTGGTACGACGACAACTTCAAGCGCCGCGCCGCGATCTCCGTGCCGAACAGCGCGGGGGCTGCGTCGGGCGACATCGACATCACGATCCCGCCCGACTGGGACGAGTTCTGGGACATCATCGACTCCGCGGGCGAGGAGCTCCGGATCACCCAGGCCGACGGCCGCACGCTCGTGAGCTACGACGTCGACAAGCCCGGCGGCGGCGCGTTCTCCGTCGGCGCTCGCACGGGGCGGCTCCGCATCGACGGCGGGACCCTGAAGAACACCGCGAATGCGTGCTGCCTGTTCTGGGTGTACTTCGACACGGACACCACCGCGGGTGCTGGTGACGTCGCCGTCACGATGGCGAGCATCCTCGACGGATACATCGAGCTGGGCCGACCCGCCGATCGGCGGATCGTGCTGCAGAAACAGCCGCCCGGCCTCACCCGGCCGCAGAGCCTGGAGAGCAAGGAGAGCACCGCCACCATCCATTACTGGTTGGACGCGGCCCAGGTGCTCGAGCTCTACCGCCGCCCGTCCTCGGGGCACCTCCAGTACGAGGAGGTCGCCGGCGTGCTCGTCGTCGTGAAGGACGACGCAGGGGCCGACGCCGACACGCTCGAGGTCCACGCCGACACCCGCTTCGTCGAGGTCATCCGCGGGCGGGAGCGCCGGATGTGGATCCGGATCTCCGTCACCGGCGGCACGGATGGCAGCCGCTACACCGTCGGCGTGGTCGTGTACACCTCGACCCCGGCCGACTCCACGAACCAGACGATCACGCACCGCTTTGGGCTGGCCGTCGTCGACGCACTCGAGCCCGCGGGCTGACAGGGGAGGATCACCATGATCGGAGCAGGAGCGGTCTGCGGCCTGGCGACCGAAGGCACCTACGGCACCTACGAGGCCTCCACCGTGTGGCTGGCGATCGTCTCGTCGTCCCTCGGCGGCGGCCCGAAGCTCGAGCAGCCCGGCACGCTGCTGCCCGCCGCGGCCGCCGTGTCGCACCGCACCCGGCGCGGAGCCATCAAGGTGGCGGAGGAGTACGGTGGCGACATCGAGTTCATCCCGACGTTCGGCCAGAAGGGCACCAGCGTCATGCTGCGCCACATGTTCTGGAACGCGCCGGCCGAGTCGGGCGCGGGCCCGTACACCTACACCTACACGGTCGGCTACTCGATCCCCGGCCTGTCGGTGCAGCAGATCGACGGCACCGACCCCACCGACACGGACGTCGCCCGCCGCTTCGACGGCTGCGTCGTCTCCTCGTGGGAGTTCATGGTGTCGGCGGGCGGGTTCGCACGGATCAAGTGCTCGCTCATCGCCCAGGGCGCCACCGACCCGCAGGCCCTCGCCGGAACGATCGCGGTCACCGACGGCGAGGAGGTCATCGCCGCAGCCGCCACCACGTTCACCTGGAACAGTGCCACCCTGGCCGCGGTGGACTTCTCCATCAAGTGCGACCACAGCGCCGTCCGCACGCCGTACATCGGCGGGTACGCGACGGCCAAGCCCGTCCCCGATGGGTTCGCCGCGATCACGATGAGCGCGAAGGTCTACGTCGCGAACGGCGACCTGCTGGACGCGTACAAGGCCGGCACGCAGTCGGACCTGGTGATCGCCTTCACCGGCACCGGCAACAACTCGCTGACCATCACCGGCGAGCTGGCGAAGCTCACCAGCTGCACCCGCGCGGTCGACACCGCCGGGATCCTCTACTACCAGTGCGAATGGGTCTGTCTCGGATCGGCCACGAAGACCGGCGTCAAGGCCGTCCTCATCAACGACAACAACGACTGGGAGTGACGATGACGCTGGCCTCCGAATGGGTCCGGGAGATCGTGTGCTATGTCGCCGTCGGTGACATGTGCTGGCGCGTCCGCCGGGTCAACTCCGCGCAGCTGTCGGCGCAGGGCTACGACCACCTCGAGGGCTCCGAGGCCTACAAGGCCGTGCAGGCGGACATCGCCCGCGAACGCCGCGAGTACCTGGCCACCCTCAACCAGTCCGACCCCACCGCGAAGGCCGAGGCTGTCGCCCAGGTCGCCGTGGCGGAGCGATCCCGCACGCTGCGCCGGCTCGAGGCGCTGGAGTCGACCCCCGAGGGGAAGCGCGCCCTGCTCGCGCGGTGTGACGCGTACCTCTGCGCCTCCGTCGACGCCGCCGGGCGGCTGGCGCAGCGGGTCACCGAGCCGCAGATCTTCGACGCCGCGCCCGCGATCCTCGGCGAGTGGGAGCCGTGGCAGTGGGTGGCAGCCACCGAGAACGACGCGCCCGACGCCGGCAAGGTCTCCGTGGGGCTGCTGGGCGAGGTCGATCGCGAGCTGATCGGGCTGGCCATCCAGAGCACGCAGGGGGGCCTGACGCGGCGTCGCGTGACGACCTTTCGTCCGGGACCCGGAGCGCCTTCGGCTCCTGCACCGGCTGGCGGTGGTCTACCACACGGACCCCGGGACGGTGGCGCAGTGGGCACCGGAGCGGATGGCGCTGGGGATCGCGTGCCTGGAGCTCCGGGCGAGTGAGCGGAGGGACGAAGTGAAGAACGCGACGCAGGCGTCCGTGATCGTGGCGGACTGGTAGGGGGAAGGGTGAAAATCACCGCGCGGATCGAGGGCTTCGACGAGAAGGTGCGGCGGATCAACGCCGGCGCCGTCCGTGCTGTCGAGGCCCCGCTGCGCGACCGGGCGGAGAAGATCGTCCGCGAGGCGCGCGACCGCTGGCCGGTGGACTCCGGCCGCTCGCGCGACGGCATCGAGACCCAGGTCTACGCCACGCCCTCCGGCCTCGTGCTCGAGTTCACGGGCCGCGCCGGGTACACCACCCGCGTCCGTGACCGGGGCGAGCCGATCGGCACCTCCTGGCGCCGCCTGGTGCAGGGCCCGGCCCTGTCGATGGGTCGCGCCGCAGCGCCCGAGATCGTGGCCGCGCTCGCTGCGCACGTGGAGGCCGCGTGAGCGACGCCGTCATCAAGATCGGGGGCGACCTCTCCGACCTCAAGCACGAGTTCGCGCTCGCGACCCAGTTCGCGAACCAGCGCGTGAAGGAGATGGCGCAGGAGGCGAAGCGCCACACCTCCGCCGCGACCACGGCCGCGTCCTCGTCCTTCGCCTCGATGCGCGGCGTCGCCGAGCGGTCGGCCTCGATCATGGGCGGGGCCTTCGGGGACTTGGGCGACATCGTCTTCGACCTCGGCGAGCGGGCGACCTCGGCCGGCGGCGCCATCGGCGGGATCGGCGTCACCGCCGGGGCCGCGGTCGTCGGGGTGGCCGCGCTTGGGTACGCCGCGTTCCAGCTCGCGGGCTACGCCGACGAGGCGGCGAAGCGGCTGGAAGAGGCCGGGCTTGCGGCCATGATCCCGAAGGACGCGCAGGACTCCCTCGACCGGTACCGCGACGGCACCAAGGCACTCCGCGACGAGGCCGACCTGCTGACGGTGTCGCTGTCCGGCGACCTGCTCGACGCGGTTGGCGACCTGTCCTTCGCCCTCACCGGCGCGCTGGACAAGCTCGGGAAGCTGAAGGACGCGGCGAGCGAGAAGATCGGCGACACCGGCGGCGGCTCCACCTTCCGCCGCGTGCTGCTCGCGGTCGGCACCGGCCTCGGCTCCGAGGTGGCGGGGCTGGTGTCCGGCGCCATCGAGACCCAGATCGCGGACGGGGAGAAGCTCAACGAGATCCGGACCACCGAGGCGCAGCTGGTGAAGGACGGCACCGCGTACGCAGAGCGCGAGGCATCGGCCCGCGAGGCGGTGAACCAGACGATCACCGACGGGCTGGAAGAGACGCGGAAGCTGAACGACGAGCGGCGCAAGCAGGCCGAGGCCGATCGAGCGGCCGAGAAGGCGCAGCGCGAAGCTGCCGCGCAGTTCATCGCGGACCTGAGGGCGCAGGGCAAGGAGTGGAAGGCGCTCGGCGAGGCGATCGGCGAGGCCGCCGAGCAGCGGAAGATCTGGGACGATGCGATGGCCGGGGTTGCCGATCTCGGCCCCGCTGCGGCCCCGCTCGCCAACATGGACTTCTCCGGCGCCGCGGGGGCTATCAGCGGCGGAGCGGGCGGGATCGTCGGCGGCGCGCTGAAGGGCATCTCTGCGGCCGGCGGGGACGGCGTGATGGTCGCCCTCGCGACCACCGGCCCGGTCGGAGCCGCGATCGCCACGCTGGTCTCCCTGCCCGGGATCTTCGACGGGCTGCTGGACACCGTGAGCGATCTCGTCGGCACGTTCACCGAGCTCCCCAGCGAGATCGGGCGGACGCTGACCGAGACGATCCCCGGCATCCTTGGCGGCCTGGGTGACCTCGTGACCTCGATCGTCGGGGCCGCGCTCGACCTTCCCGGGATCCTGATGGACGCCGTCCCCGAGCTCGTGTCGTCGATCGTGCAGCTCGTGCCGAACCTGATCGGCGACCTCGTGACGATGTTCGCGGAGAAGCTGCCGCAGATGTTCGTCCAGGCCATCGAGTTCCTGCTCTCCGGCGGGCTCTACGGGGCGATCGCCCGCGGCGTGTGGGACGGGCTCAACGAGGTCTTCAACGACTTCCCGCAGAAGATCGCCGACAAGCTCGGCGAGATGCTCTCCAAGGTGCTAAACCCCTTCAAGGACAAAGAGGGCGATTTCCTCGGGACCAACCTCACCGCGGAGGGCGGCCGACGCATCGCCGGGTGGGACCTGCCGAGCTTCGACCGCGGCACCAGCGAGATCACCCGCACCGGCATCGCACGCGTCCACCGGGGCGAGGAGATCCGGCGCAAGGGCGAGGGCCCGAGCCGCGGCGCCGCCCCCGTGATCAACGTCTACGGCCCCGACACCCGCGAGATCGTGCGCCAGATCCGCGAGCTCCTCGGCGGCGACCACGGGGCCGGGTACGGTCTCGGGGACGCGCTCCCGTGACGGCGCACCTCTACTGGTACCCCGAGGATGACGGGCTCGTGCGCTCCATCGACCTCGGGCTCGGGTGGCGCGAGTTGATCACCGGCGACGGCGCCGATCTCGTCGCGGCCCGCAGCGCAGATGGTCAGCGGATCGTGACCACGTTCACCTCCATGCGGCAGGTCAAGGCGCTCGTGGAGTACGTCACCGACGCCGCGGTGGTGCGCGAGCTCTACGCCATCGCCAACCACCTGCGCCGCAACGGGGTGATCGGGCTCGCCGAGGAGGACGGCGCCACCTGGGGCGGCTTCGCCCGCGAGGCCCCGGAGCAGGGCGAGACCGTGATCAAGATCGAGGACAACTTGTGGGAGGGCTGGTCGACGGCCGACCTCGCGGTAGGCGACACGGTCGTCATCCAGGGCGCGAGTCCGGGAGGGAAGTGGGAGGAAGCCGTGCTGTCGGCGATCAACGCCTCCAGGCGGAAGATCACCCTGTCCAGCGGCCTGCGCTTCGACTACTCCACGGAGCCATACGTCCTGGTGCGTGACAGCCGGTTCTGGCCGTTCCTTCGCCTGAAGGACGGAGCGATGGGGACGCCGCCGATCCGCACCGACCACCGCATCACCTGGGCACTGGACCTCGACCTCGAGGAGCCACCGTCTCGGATCGCGCGGGCGGCCGAGAGGGGGACGCGGTTCCGTGGGACGTCCGGCGACCCGCTCGGGGAGGAGAGCTACGGCGCCGACCTGGACGGAGGCGAGGCCGTCGCCGGGCCTTCCACCTCCGTGAGGTGGTAGGTGTGGTCGGACGCCTTCCTCGACTCGCTACAGGGCGACTTCGCCCCGATCTTCCTGCTTGAGTCGGTGCAAGTCGGCGACTTCTCCGGCGGCCGCGACCTGCGGATCTCGTCGCACTACGTGTCCGGCTACGAAGAGGCGATCGATCCGCCGCGGTGCTCGATCTCCCACGGAGAGCTGCAGGTCCCGTCGTGGACCCGCACCGGGACCGCGGTCACGATCGCATCGACGAAGGACCTCCGCCGCCAGGTGCGGCCCGGGCAGGTAGTGCGGCTGCGGATCGGCTTCCGCTCGTGGTCGCCGGGCGAGTACGAGACGGTGTTTCTCGGAGCCGTCCGCGGGCTCCGGTGGTCCGCCGGCCGGTGGTCGCTGTCGCTGGTGGACCTGGCCTATTCGCTCCAGTCGCGCTTCGTCTCCCAGACCGCCGACCCCCGCCTGTTCGCGTCCCTCGACGAGTCGGCGACCGTGTCGAGCGCCTACACCGCGAGCGACACCACCATCAACGTGGACAGCACCGCGGGCTTCGTCCTGCCCGACTCCGACCCGTTCCTGCTCCTCGTCACCCCTGACGGTGGCGAGGATCCGTTCTTCGTGACGGCGACCGCGAAGACGGGGACCACCTTCACCGGGTGCAGCCCGGGGCAGCTCGGAACCACGGCCGTGTCCTGCGGGACGTCCACCACGATCACCCCCTGCGCCTACACCGAGACGCACCCCTTGAACGCCGTGCGCCGGATCCTCGTGTCGACCGGCACCGCGGGCGCGAACGGCTCGCGCGACGTCCTGCCCGCCTCCTGGGGCTACGGCCTGCCCGCCGAGCTCGTCGACGGCGAGGACATCGTGTCGCACGTGCTGGCGTCCAGCCCCGCGACGGGCGCGAACGACTGGGTCTTCCTCGCGACCGAGCCCGCGGATGACGGGCAGTCGGCGATCGGCGAGTTCCTGCGGCCGGGCGGGTTCTTCTTGGGCGAGCACCAGGGGCGGATCACCGCGCGCGCCGTGATCGACCCTTCGACGGTGACGCCGCCCCACTCGTGGAACCTGCGCGACGGCACGGTCGAGAGCTACGACGCCTGGGACCCGGCCGTGATCGAGTCGCGGACGATTCAGATGGCCATGGCGGGCGGCGGAACCTGGGGGACGTCGGCGACGGAGCAGCTCGACACCCGGCCGTGTCGGGAGAAGCTGGTGATCGATCAGCCCAGCATCTACACGAACGAGACGGCGTGGGGGTCCTCCATCGACGACCGCCTCCGCCCATACCTGCTGCGCCGCGGGGAGCGGCTGACGATGCGCTCCGCGGGCCTGCGCCTGGCGCCCGCCGCGATCGGCGACTGCCTCCGGCTCACCACCGACCAGGTCACGAGCCGCTACGACGTGGAGGGCAACGGCTTCAACGAGCGCAGGACCTTGATCATCGGTGGCGGCCCCGACTGGTTCCGGGGCGAGTGCCGGTTCACCATCCTGTCGACCGTGCCGGGTGCGCTGGTGACCCAGTGAGCCGCGGCCGGGGCTTCCCGCCTCCCGGCGAGCGCGCGGCCCTGCTGCTGTGGACCGGCGGCCGCTACACCTGGGCGGCCCCGCTCCGGGACGGGCTCGTGCCCGTGTCGCAGCTCGACGGCTCGATCCGGTGGGCCGTGCCGGCAGGCGGGGGCGGGGGTGGCAGCGGCACCTTGAACCACGCGCTCCTGACCAGCAACCTGGCATGGACGTCCTCCGGCCACACGGGCACAGCCAACCGGATCGCGGGCTTCGGCGGGGCGGGCGCGGCGGCCCTGTACCAGATCGGCGCCGACCTCCAGGCGTGGGACGCCGACCTCGACGCCCTCGCGGCGCTGGCCTCCACCGGGGTCGCGGTCCGCACGGGATCGGGGACCTGGACGGTGCGCACGATCACCGGCACCGCATCGGAGATCAGCGTCACCGACGGGTCAGGCGTCTCGGGCGCGCCCACAATCGGGATTGCGAGCAACCCGACGATCCCCGGAACCGGCGGCATGGTGCTGCCGATCGGCACGACGGCGCAGCGTGGCACGTCCACCGCGGGCCGGCTCCGAGCGTCCACGACCCTCGGCGTGCTCGAGTACTACAGCGGCACGGGCTGGGAGCAGGTCGCGTCGGAGTCCTACGTCACCACGGTCTCCTCCGCGCTCATCGCCGGAGCTCGCCGGCTTGCTCTCTTCGGGGGTCTCTGATGTCGCTCGGGATCGTGCTCACCACCACCACGCTCCTCCGCGTGACGACGACGACCACCGACGTGCTCCACTACGCCGCCAGCTACGGCGACGACACGGGGACCGCGGTGTCGCTCGACGCCGTCGCCCCGGGCTCGATCTCCTCGGCGACCACGACGACGATCGTGGGCTCGCCGGCGAGCGGGAAGCGCGTGGTCAAGTCGGTCACGCTGCGGAACACGTCGACGACCGCCACCGTCACGACCTCGATCGACCTGTACGACGGCAGCAACGCGCGGCCGCTGTGCCCCTGCCGACTCGGTCCGGGCGAGGCGCTCCAGTACGAGGCCGGCGCCGGCTGGCGTGTGCTGATGGCCAGCGGCGACCCGCGCCCCGGGGCGGGCACCGCGAGGGCTGGCCGCCCCTTCATGGTGCAGAAATCCTGCACAGTCCCCGAAGCCGCCGGGTACTGGTACTCGACCAGTAAGGACGCCGGGACCCCGGGGCCGTGGGCGCCCGGCGCCCCAGGCGTGAACGGCCGCGTCACCGACGGCACCACGACGACGGACGCCGGGTGCATCCCATGGGCGAACGCCACCTCCGGCTACGTCACGAGCCTGGACATCCTGAGCGGGTCCAACTCGATCGCCGGCGGCGCGATGCTGGTGGATGTCGTCTGGGTCAACAGCGGGCTCACGGTCACGACCACCACCGCGCAGGCGATCACGACTCCGACGCTACCGGCGCGCGATGTGAACGGGAGCAGCAACGGCGAGGGCTACGGGATCGCGCTCCTCTTCGTGGCCGCCGCGACGAACGCCGGGGCGATCTCGAACAGCACGGTGAACTACACCGATTCGGACGGGAACGCGCAGGTGGCGACGCTGTCCGCCGTGATCCCGACTGTGATCCCCGCGACGCCGGTCATCGGCACGGTGGTGCCGTTCCTGCAACCTGCGGGCTCTCGCGGCGTGCAGTCCATCCAGTCGATCACCCTCGGGACGAGCCTCGCAACGGGGACGATCTCGCTGCTGATCTATCGAGAGATTGCCGCGGTTCCGTTCAGCGCGGTGAACACCGGCACGCTCGCGATCGGGGGCCAGTCCAACGCGGTCGGGCCGCGATGCTACGACGGGAGCTGCCTGCTGCTGTGGCTCTCGCTGAACGCCGCGACCGCATCGGGTCCGCAGATCCGCGGTGCCATCGTCGAGCGGGTGCAGTAGGAGGCACTCCGCACAGTCGGATAGCCCGACACAGCGGTCACGTGATACAGTCGGGTTGCGATGTCTGTTACCCTCCCGAACTTCACCGCCGAGCGCCATGACGACGTCGTCATCGCCGACACCTGGTATCGGCTGGTGCAGCTGGTCGACGGCGACGGCACCGGCTTCGACCTCACCGACGCCACCGGAACCGGCGAGGTCTACAACGACTCGGGCACGCTCGCCACGATCACGGTGGGCGCTGTCGGGCACGCGTCGTACCTGATCACGGCCGGCTGGCTCGCGCTGTCGATGGCCGCGACCGTCACCGACGACCTCACCCAGCAGCGCGCCCGGTACCGGGTCCGCCTGACGTGGTCCTCCCCCGCGTGGGCGATCACGATCCTCGAGGGCGACCTCGAGATCCGGGCGGTCTGGTGAGCGGGTCGCTGCAGCTCGTGGTCCAGCGGCCCACCGTGCGGGTGGTCGCCGGCGCGATCCCTGTCTACGACGCCGGCCTCGCGTCCCTCGTCACGGTCGACACCGCCGCCGACCTGCTGCCGTACACGACCGGCGCGAACGCGTGGGCGAGCACGTCGCTGACGGCGTTCGCGCGGACGCTCCTCGACGACAGCACCCGGGCCGCGGTCCTCGCCACCCTCGGCGGCGTCGACGTGTCCGTGACGCCCGGCTCCACGACCAGCGACACCACCGGGACGACGGTGGCCACGCTGACGCTGACGACCGGCAAGAGCTACGTTATTACCGGTGTGCTGGTGTGCACCACCGCCCTCGCGAGCACGGCGCTAAACACCCGGGCTCTCGCGGGCGGTGGGCTCACCGCCTCCGCGGTTGCGTTTCACTGGAACGCTGGCCAGACCACGACCTTCGCGGGCGGTTCGACCCGGCTGGACGACTGGACGCCGCTGACCAGCGGGCTCGGGACGACGGAGCGCGCCCTGGTGATCCACGGGCACCTCACCTGCACGGCCTCCGGCACGGTCGAAATCCAGATCCGGAGCGAGGTCAACGGGTCGAGCGTCGCGGTGACGGCCGGTGTGCTTCGCCTCGTGGAGTGTCCGTGAGGTACCTGTACTCGACCACCACCCCGGACGTGTACGGCTGGACCCGCGGCACCGAGCTCCTCGCCGCAGCCGGCGTACCCGTGCACCCTCTGGTGCCTGGCGCGCTCGTGTACGTGACCGAGGATCCGCGCGGCTCGGGGCGGGCTCCCCTCTGGGTGCTCGTCAGCGAGAAGCCCTGGGAGGGCGCGCGAGAGGTCGCCGACGATGCCATCATCGTCGGCAAGCCCCGGCCTCTGCTCGATCGCGACCTCGCCGCGGTTCGGCTCGCGGCCCTGTCCGAGCTCTCCCGGCTCGGCGCCGCGCTCGCGGAGGAGCCCGTCCGCCTGGAGGGGCGCCCGCCGCTCGGGGTGGGCGTCGACAGCCAACGCGATTGGACCAGCCTCCTGACGGCCACGTCGGTCGCGGAGGCGCTGGGCTTCGACCCGTCGGCGGTGGGTGTGTACCCGTTCCCGTTCCCCGCCCGCGACGGGAGCGTGGTCGTGCTCGAGAACGCGACCGCCGCGCGGGTGCTGTACTTCGAGCTGTTCGCCCACGGCGCCGCTCGGCGGAAGCTCCTCGACGCCGCAGCCCAGGCGGTCTACGCCGCCACCACCTCGCAGGGCGTCGCCGATGCCCTCCTCGCGTACAGGGGGAGCCTGTGACCATGCCCCTCTCCGATCGCCAGCGGCAAGCCCTCGCGGATGCTGCCTCGGCGTCGGGCCACCCGTCCGGCTCGGTCACCGTCTCGCTCCATTTGGACGGGCGCCGCATCACCGACATTCTCCGGCGGTGCCCGAAGCTGCTGATGGGGAAGAAGCCATGACCGGAGCCCTGGGGTTCGTCCTCGTCATCTACGCCCTGTCCGCGTCGCTGTACGGCGCCGTCCACTGGCGCGTGATGCGCGCCGCGGCCTCGATCCCGCCGTCCGTGCGGCTGGCGATCGGGATCCGCGAGCGGCTGGTGGTCCCGGCCGGCCTCGTGTCCGCCGCCGGCGCCCTCCTCGCGCTGGCACAGGGCTGCCACCTCGCCCTCGTGGCGCTCGTGGTCGCCGCCGCCCTGTCCGCCCTCCTCGACGGCGCGATCGCCGGAGCCCTCGTGGTCGCCGGTGGCTCGCAAGCCCCCGCGATCGCGCGCACCCACCGCCTCGCCGACGCGGGCTCGAGGGTGGAACAGGGCGCCGCCATCCTGCGCCGGCTCGAGGACGCACGGCGCGGAGCCGAGGCGCGCAACCACCGCCACCACGCGGAGGCGTGACGTGCCCGACCTCCTCCCTCCGTCGGCCGCCGGCAGCGACGGACCACCCACGACGCCGCGCGCCCTCTCCCCCGAGGCGCGCGACGTGCTGATCCTCCAGGCGCTCGAGGAGCTGATCACCAAGGCGGGCGAGCGCAGCTACCTGCGCAGCTTCGCCGAGTCGAAGGTGGGCGACCGAATCCGGATCGACCACCTCGCGTTCCTCGTGGCGTTGGCCTCGATCGCCGCCGGGCTCGGCGTGTCCCTGCCCGACGTGTGGCGCGTCGTCACCGGTGCGCCGTGACCCCGCAGGGCGAGGCCGTGGCGATCGCCGTCGGCGTGTCCTGCTCCCTGGCCCTCGCCTTCGTGGTGGTGGTCGCCATCCTCTCACGCGTGGAGCCGTGATGACCGGAGCCGCCATCCTCGCCCTGGCCCGCTCGCGCATCGGCGAGGCCTACCGCCTCGGGGTGTCCGTCGACCTCGACGACCCCGACTACCACGGCCGCCTCCACGGCACGCCGGCCCCGCTCGACGCCACCACGGACCGTGCGTGGGACTGCGCCGAGCTGGTGTCGTGGGCGGTGTCGATCGTGTGCGACGGGAAGCGCGTCGGGTGCGGGCCCGACGGCGTCGAGCCCTACACCGGCCACTGGGCGCAGGAGATCGCCGTGGACACCGGCCCCGCGTACCGGATCCCCGTGGCGGAGGCGCTGTGGACCCCCGGCGCGATCCTGCTCCGCGCTCCGGCGGCGGGCATCGGCGGGCACATCGGCATCGCCACCGGCACCGGGCGCGGGATCGTCGAGGCGCACTCCACCTCCGTCGGCGTGGTCGAGCGCCAGGACGCCCACCAGCGCCGGTGGTCGGCGGGCGTGTGCGTGCGCGGCGTGCAGTACCTCGCGACCGGGCCCACCCAGGGCTACGCCGCTCCGGCCGGCGTGCTCCGCCAAGGGCAGCGCGGGCTCCTCGTCGAGCGGCTCCAGGTCGCCCTCCGCACCCGCGGCTACGACCCCGGCCCCACCGACGGCGACTACGGGCCGCGAACGGCGCGGGCCGTGCGGGCGTACCAGATCGACCGCGGGCTCGTGCCCGACGGCGAGGCGGGGCCGATCACGCTCGGCGCGCTGGGGGTGTCGTGACCGACGCGCTCCACCAACGCATCGCCGAGCTGCGCACCTTGCCGGCCGGTTGGCTCGACGGCGCAGGGCTGCCGCCGTCGGAGTCGGCGCTGCAGCGCGCCGAGCAGGTGGCGCGTGAAGCCATCGCGCGCGGGTGCCCTGGGTATCCGCACGCCTACCCGACCGAGCGGGGTGGGGTGCAACTGGAGTGGGATGCGGCGACAGGAACCGCGGATGTCGAGTTCGACGCAGGCAGCGTGTGCGCCGTGTTCATGGCGAAGCACGGTCCGGACAGCGACACCGAAGACGAGGCCGGGCTGGTCCCGTGGCTCGTTGCGCGGCTTCGTGACCTCCCGCCCCCGACCCCGGAGTCCACATGCCTCTCCCGTTGATCGCCGTCGTCGGCTACGGCGTCTCCGCCCTCACCGCCGCCTCCATCGCCGCCCTCCGCGCTGGCCGGGCCGTCGTGCCGCGGGTGGCCCGGTTCGAGGGGGTGCCGATGCCCACCGTCGTGCTGCACCCGGACCTCCGCGCGTACCGCGGCGAGCTGCTGCACGCGATCGAGTGGTGGGAGGCTCGCGGGCACGACTGCGCGGTCGTGACCGGCGAGCGCCCCGAGGGCTCCCGCGGCGACGTCCGCGTCATCCCTCCCCCGCCCGGCTGGGTCCGCACCGGCCACCTGGCCACGGCGCAGCTCGACGCCGAGCTGGAGGACGACCCCGACGTCGACGACGCACACGAGGTCGACGCGGTGGACGGCGTGATCCGATCCTCGACGATCGTGCTCGACCCCGAGCGGCTGTCTCGCCCCGGGATCGACGTGGCGCGCGTGATCGCCCACGAGCTCGGGCACGCGGCCTTCGGGTACCTCCACTGCACCGCGAGGCTCGGGAGGAAGCACGCCCACGAGCGAGCGGTGAAGCTCGTCATCCCGAAGGCGGGCCACCTGATGCACCCGAGGTACAGCGAGGGCGGGTGGGGCGACGAGGGGCTGGTGGTCACCGAGGGGTGAGCGCGCTCCGGGGGTTGCCTCCGGTGCGCACCATGTCGGCGGGCTCGCCCTCGATCGAGTCGAGGATGGCGGCGAGGTCCACGTCGCGCCGGGTGAACGTGATGTCGGCGGGCGCAGCCTTGCTCCGGTGCGCGGACTCCAGCAGCCGGCGGTGAGCCCAGGTCGCCACGTCCTCGGGAGCGGCCGCGACCACGAGCCCGGCGTGCTCCTCGGCGGAGAGGGGCAACTGCAGCACCACCCGGGAGCGGGTGCCGTCCTTCCTGGGGCGACCCGGCCCCGCGCTCGCGAGGCGGACCCCGAGCCGGCGCAGGCGACCCCTGACCGCCGACAGGGACAGGCCCGTGCGGGCGGCGATGTCGGCGGCGGAGAGCCCGGACTCGGCGAGGGCGCGGAGGTCGGGGGCAACCTCCACCGTCGAGCCGGTGGCCGTGGTGGTGACGGTGATCGGCACGGTCACCACCGCTCGAGGAGGTGTGCGTACAGGGGGTGCCACTCGAGCCACGCCTGCGAGGTCGGATCCCAGCGGTAGGCCTCGCGCCACTCGCGGCCCTCTCCGATGCAGTCTCCGCCCGCGGCCCACACCTCCGCCACCTGGGTCCGATCGACCACGCGGTACGCGACCGGGCCCGCGACGAACCCGTTGTCGCCATGCTCGCACACGACGGCGTTGATGGCCGCGGTCCGCCCGTAGGCGCCGCCCGAACCGAAGTAGCTCCAGCCGTAGATGTGGCCGAGGCGGACGACCCCTGCGGCGTTGCGCGCCGACTTCTCGGCCACGCGTCGCGCATGCTCTGCGGCGTAGAACTCGCGCCGACGCTGGTCGCGCTCGGCCTCCTGCCACTGCTGCCCAGCGGCGAAGGCTGCGGCGAAGGCTGCGGCGTGCACGTCCTGCTTCCACCCGGCCCGGCTCGGCCGGGCGCGGGCGACAGCCTCGTCAGCAACGGTGGTTGCGATCTCGTTGATGCTGGTCATGGTGTAGCTCCTGTGGGTTGCTTGGGGTCGATGTCAGGCCAGGGTGAGGCCGGAGAAGTGGCTGCGCGTCCGGACGCCCTGGTCCCAGGCGACCACCAGGAACTCGCCGTCAACCTCGTCGACGGTCCCGGCCTCGTGGTCCTCCTCGGTCTCGCCGCCCTCGACGCGGAGGCCGACGGGGTCGCCCTGGACGTACACGGTGACGCCGTCCACGAGGATGGCGCCCGCGCCGCCGTCCCTCTTGGCGGCCGCGGTGGACTCCGCCCACTCTTCGATGGTGGCGGGACGGATGGCGGCGGCGGTGTTGTAGTCGGTGAGGGTCATGGTGTGGCTCCGCTCGGGGGCTCAACCGCCCTCCGATGGATATATATTCACACGCCGCCGGGAGACCGGCAACCCTCACGCGAAAATATATTCGCGACGCTCACCGACCCACCCTCACCGGGCCGGCGGAGCTGGGCCAGACGTGGGCCAGCTTCGGCCCCGTTGGGCGCTCCCGGGCTGGCCCAGTCTGGGCTACGATCCGCTTCGCAGGCTGATCCTGCACCCGAAGTGTACTCCCAAGGGGAATCGCTCACGTCAGCCTCCCGTGCGGGTCGTCGAGGAGGTTGGGCCAGCGGCTGGGCCATACCAGTTTTGGCAAACTTAGCCACAGGACACGCCGAATGCTTCGCGGATAAGCTCGCAATCCTCGAACCACTCGCCACGGATTCGGTGCTGGGCGAAGCGCTGGTGTAGCTCGACCTCGGCCGCGCGAGCGTCCTGGCGAGACCGGAACCGCTTCCTGGCGAGCACCGTCACCTCCTCGGTGGTGGAGAGGTTGCGGGCGCGGGTCACCGGGTTGACGCTGTGCCCGATCTTCACGCGCCCGTGCGCCGCGAACAGGTACACCCAGGCGGCTCGGGGGCGGCGCTCCTCGTGCGACTTCCGGCGGCCGTACGCCACGGCGGCCTGACGGCACGCGTCGTCGTAGGCGGTCGCGCGAGCGCTGATGAGGGCCTCCCGGACCTCGGCCACCCGGATGCGCGTGACGGTGAGCAGGTCGCCGACCAGCTCCCACGCCCACGGCTCGCCGCCCAGGAGCGTGCGCAACTGCTCCGCCATCCTTCGGCACCCGCACACGAGCCTGAGCGAAGGCTCGGCCTCGTCGTCCAGCCACACGACGTTGCGCATGTTGCTGCCCTCGCCCGCCACCTTCCACCGAACCCGGCGGCCGCCCACGTCGAGCGTCACGTCCGCTTCCCACCGCCCGTCCCCATCCCACGCCGGGCCGTTCGATGCCGCCAGCACCCGGATCACCGGTCGCCTCGCTCGTCCAGCGCCACGCGCCGCAGCCACGCCGACGCCGAGAGGTCGGACTCGGCAGCCCGACGCCGGACCTCCGCCAGCTCGGCCGGGGTCAGGTTGACCACCAGCCGGGCGGAGCGGGGGTTCGGGTTGCGGGGGCGTCCGCGCGCGGTCACGGGCGCACCTGGCCGAGGCTCCGGCACTCGTTCTCGCCGATGGCCCCGTGCTTCCGGAGATACTCCGAGGCCAGCGCCACGGTGTAGGCGTCTTTGGCGCGGTAGTCGGCTTCCCCGTACGTCCCGCTGTGGAGCAGGACCAGCGTGCCGTTCTGTGGCAGCCCGTCGCGCTCCCGCTCCTTGCGGCGCGCGAAGTCGAGCGCGAGCGCCGCGTTGTCCATCACGTCGCCCCGGTCGTAGTAGGTGACGCGGAGCACGTAGTCTCCGGCGGAGAACCCGGCAAACGCGGGGTGGACGTCGAAGGGGTCACGTTCGTTCAGCATGGGGTGCTCCGTTGTTCTGGATTAACTGTATGCGGGTATTCGCGGAGACGCAATACCAGCATGCAAAATAATCCTACGAGCGCACGGGGAAGGGGATCACCGTCCCGTCCGGCACCGGCAGGTCGAGCCCTGCCTGAATCGTCGCGTCCGCGAGCTCGTGCGCGCGCACCTTCCGGTAGTGCGCGAGCGCCGTGGCCGCCGAGTGCCCCAGGAGCGCCGCCTCGCGGTCGGGCCCGACGCCGGCCGCGTAGAGGGCGTCGACGACGGCGCGGCGGATCCCGTGCGGCGACACCTGTCCGCCCAGCCGGAGCCGGGCCGACGCCTCCGCCAGCCACGTCCCGACCCGCACGACCACCCGGGACCGAGACACCGGCAGCACCCGGTCGGCAGGCCGGCGGCGCTCCCACGTCGCCACCTCGCGCCACACGGAGGGGTGCAGGGGCACGGTGCGGCTCCCGGTCTTCCCCGTCAGCGTCAGGGCCCCGCCGTCGACGTCCGCCCAGGTCAGGTCCGCCAGCTCGCCGATCCGCGCGCCCGTCGCCCACAGCAGGACCAGCGCCTGCCGCACCCACCCGGAGGCGGCCCTGATCAGCCGGACCACCTCTTTCCGCTCGGGGGTGTAGTCGGTGTAGACCCTGGTGGCCTCGCGCTGCTCGACGCGGATCGTGGGCAGGTCGCGGGCCGGAGCCACGCCCACCTCGCGGCCCCACCGCCACGCCTGGCGCAGATACTTCAGGTCGCGAGCGATCGTGCTGGCGCCGTCCCCGATCCGCACGCGCCCGTCCCGGTGGCGCTCGAGGGCGAGCCGGTCGAGCGCGTCGAGGCGGACGTGGCGCAGCTGGGTGGCCGACAGCCGATCGGCCGCCGCCTTGCAAGAGGCCTCCGTGCGCGGGGAGACGTCCGCCCGCTCCTGCTGGCTACCCACCCAGCAGTCGAGCAGGTCGTGCACCGTGCGCACCTGCCCCTCGCTCGCTGCCGCTGCGGTCGCCTGGCCGGGCAGCGCCTTCACGGCCTCGGTGGCTTCGTCCGGAGTGCCCCACCCGACCCACACGTCCTCGCGCTCGCGGTGCCCGACGGCGCGGTCCGCCCTCCAGTACCAGCGCCCGTCCTCGCGAGGGCCCCGCTTGACCCTGATCCGCACCTTGCCCACCGTGATCGGCGCGGGCCGCTTCGCCGCCTTCTTCGTCACCGGACACCCCCACGACGCAGGGTACGCCGGGGCGCGTCCTCGACGGGAGCCAGAGGGACGCGCAGCTCGTCGATCACGTCCGCCCACACCACCACGGGGCCGGGGAGGTCGGGGCGCTCCCGCACGAGCCCGCGGTCGTGCAGCCACCGCCGCGCGTCCGCCTCGCGCCACGGCAGGCGCTCGATCGCCTCGGCGACCGGCAGCACCGCGGCGGGGCCGAGGGCAACGCGGAGCTCGCGGCGGGTGGTCACGGCTGCGACACCGGCGGAGGCCACGCGGCGCCGTTCCGGCTGGCCCACTGCCGAGCCAGGGACAGCGCGTGGTCGAGGTCACGCAGGCCCCGGATCGCGCGCAGCGGCTGCCCAGCGGCAAGCCACGCGTACGCCGACCGCCCCCGGTCGCTGTCGCGCAAGCGGGTCCGGCGGCGCTGCAGCCCGCACATGCGCGCGCGGGTGGCCGCCAGCTCCTCGAGCACGTCGTCGAGGCTCATGGTTCGCGCTCCTTGCCGCTGCCGTGCACCGGTCCGCATGGCCCGGCGGCGCAACGCTCGACGAACGAGCGGGTGACGCGGACGCCGCTTGCCGGAGATCCCGGCGCCACCTCGACAAGGAAGCCGCCCTCCAGGAGGGGGTGAAAGTCCGGGCGCCAGAAGGGGTTCGACAGCCTCCGTTCGACCTGCTCGTCTCCGCGCCCGACCAGCTCCGGAAGGTAGAACACGTCGTCCCAGGGCCGCCCCTTCGTCTTGTACAGGTGCACGACGAGCCACGCGGCGGCTTCAGTTTCGACGCGCCCGAAGGTCCCCGTCAGGACCAGGGCCCCGGTGAAGATGTCGCAAGGCGCGCAGGCCCAGGGGGCTTCGGGGCTCAAGAGAGCACCACGTCGCGCAGCAGGAGCGCGTGGGCGAGGGCCTCGTCTTCGGTGGGGTGGTACCAGGACGTGAAACGGCTCCGGGTCGCCCAGACCTGCGGCGGCTGGGTCCACGGCGCCCCCGTACACGCCGCCCTTGCTGGCTCCACGCGCGGGAAGGGCTCGGAGGCCGGAGTCCACCAGTGCCCGGTGGTGGCACGCTTCCACTCCAGCGCCTCCGTGCGCTCGCGGGGGGGTCACGGGGTCACGCCCAGCGATGCCGCGCGCACCGCTTGTTGCAGGAGGCGGAGCGTGCACACGTCCTGGTGCGCGTCGATGTCCTTTGTGCGGTACAGCCGCGCGCACGAGCTGCAGTGGCTGCAGTGGCCCCGCGGGTCTCCGTCCTTCCAGGGCTTCGGCCCCTCATCCGGCCGCGCCCGCAGCAGCGCCACGAGCAGCGCCCGCGCCTCCTCGGCGGGGAGCGCCACGACGTGGGCCACGAGGTCGGCGGGGGTGGGGGTGCGGCCGATCAGGCCGTCACCGTCGCAGTGCACGCACCAGGGCTCGCCCTCGCGAGCACCGGCGCCACGGCACTTCGGGCATGCGACCCGCACGACAAGCTCGCCGCTCATCGCGACACCTCCCGCCACACCGCCGCGAGGGCGAGAGCGTCGACGAGCCGGCTGCCGTCGGGGAGGCGGGTGTTGTCGTTGGGGTCGATCTGGAGGTCTGCGCTGTCGTACCACTTGAACGGGGTGGTGTGGCTGGAGCTGTCCGTGTCGAGAATCCACGCCGGGCCGCAGCAAGAGAACGTGGGGCACTGAAGATAGGGCCGGGGCGCTCCGTCGTTGGCGACACGCTGCACCGCTGCCCGCAACACCCGGTCCCGGCACTCCGCGCGGGAGAGGTCGAGGGACAGGTCCCCGGGGAACATGAGCCAGTCGCCCACGTCGGTCCACAGCATGGCCCGGCCGTCGCCGGAGAAGTCGCCGATGGACACGGCGCGCACCGGCACGCCGTTGTGCACGAGGCCGTGCACGGGGCCGGTCCAGCCCTCCAAGAGCTTGCGCGTGCAGGTCACCAGAAGCCGCTCATCCACGGGTCACCTCCGGAAAGCCATCGTGTTGCACGCCGTCGAGGAGCCGCCCGGCAGCCTTCTTGCCAACCCGCAACACCGTGGTGTCGCCGCCGACCTCGTGCGGGATCTCGCCCTTGCCGAGCCGCCGGGCGGACTCGCGCACCGGGGCGTCGGGCCACGTGTGACGCCGCGCGCCACCGTCCTCCGGGTGCGGTTCGTGCATGCCGGGCCAGCCGGTGCCGTTGGCGTCCACGTCGTCACCGGGCGCCCACTCGCCCCACTGCTTGAACAGGAAGGGCACGCCCGCCGTTCGGCACTGGTCGCGGACCGATCGGAGCCAGTCGGGATGCGACGGCCTCGCCTTCGCGCCGGACTCACCCCCAGCGATCACCCAGTGGATGCCCGGCATCGTGCCGAACGAGTCGGCCCCGTTGAAGCAGGTGTACGCCAAGTCCACCGGCCCCAGCATTGGCTCCACCGACAGGAACCGCACCCGAGCGGGCACCCGCAGCAGGTGGGGGATCCGCTCGTCGGCGCGCTGCTGGTCCTCGACGGTGGTCCCGACCCACACGTGCGCGGGCCACAGCTCCGGCTTCGCGCGGAAGTCGCAGTGGGCGTCGTCGAGCCACCGCCGCGGCACCATCCGCATCACGTTCTCGGGGCGCTTCGTGAGCAGGAGCACGTCGACGTTGCGCAGCCCAGCGAGCAGGTCGAGGGCATCCCGCCGCCACTCGGCGACGGCCGGGTGGTCGTCGAACACGTCGGCCATCGACGCCACGAACAGCCGCAGGCGGCGGCCCTCGCGCGCTGCCCGGCGGTCGACCTTGGCGGGGAGGCTCCAGTCCTGGACCCGCCGACGCTGCCCGCGCCACAGGCCGTGGTGGAAGCGGTTCGCCAGCGTCTCCGCGTAGCAGTGCGCGCACGCCGGGGACACCTTCGTGCAGCCCCACCACGGGTTCCACGTCGCGTCCGCCCACTCGATCGCCGTCTGATCACCCACGGTCGTCTCCACTGCGTTGCCGCTCAATCCACCGTTGTTCTCTCGCGTCCTTCGCCATCTCCCGCCCGCTCGGCTCGTCGGGCCACGCGCTCGTGCGCCGCCCCGTGTCCGGTGGGCACGTCTCGAGGTGCGTCCGCCAGATCTCGACGTCCCCCTCCGGCACCACCCGGCCCACCACCGCGCGCCGGTCGGAGGTCGCCCAGCCGAAGGTGAACGGCACCCCCACGAACCCGCGCCACGCAGGCTCCCGCAGCCGTCGAGCGGCCTCCTCCTCCCGGGGCAGCACGCGCACCGGCTCGGGGTCGACGGGCGCGTCCGTCGTGCCGACCAGCAGCACGGGGCGAGCGCACCGGGGGCACGTCGCCCGCCGCGGAGGGCGGACCGGCTGGGCCCGCGGGTGGCGAAGCGCGGCCGCTGCGGGCGCAGCAGCCGCGGGAGCCCCCACAGGCTCCACCAGGGCGGGCGCCCCGGCCTTGTCCACCCGACGGAACCACTGGGGCTGGTGGTCGTCGTCCAGCTCCGGGCCGCTCACGGCGCCACCGCCTGGCCGCCGGCCATCTCGCCGTAGCACTCCGAGCACACCCGGAACGCCGCGCCCGACTCCCGATCGAGGCGCCACCGACGCCGCTCCCGCAGTGGGAGCAGGTGCCACGGCACCGGCCGCAGGGGGTGGCGCGGCTCCTCCGCGCCGTCGCACCGGCTGCACCGGCTCGTGCGGTCATGCACCGGCCACCTCCGTGGCGAGCACGCGCTCGCGGAGGGCGGCGTCCGACTCCAGCGCCCGCGACAGGCGCGCGAGGCCCGCCGGGTCCATCGACGACGGGCGGGGCTTGCCGGTGCTCTCCAGGTACGCCGCGACCTGGCCGTAGCTCAGGCCGAGCTTGCCGAGCCCTGCGCAGAACGGCGCTCGCGCCCGGTCCCAGGTGGGGTGATGCTTCGGCTCTGCCTTGGGGGCCGGCTCCTCGCGCGGTGGCGTCGCCGCTGGTGCCCGCCGCTCGACGCGCTGCGTCCGCTCCTCCTGGGCGGCCCGCCCGTCGTCGTCCTCCTCCGACGGCGCCACCCCGAGCACCGCCTCGAGGGAGTACCGGCGGGCGTACGTGAGCTCGGACCCGCGCTCCTGCGCCCCACCGCTCCACGGCAGGGGAAACGTGGACTCCAGGCGCTCGCCGCAGGTGTGCAGCAGGATCGTGCGGAGGCAGACGCGGTCGCCATCCACCACGACGGGCTGCGACACCGCGAGGCCGTGCGCGGCCAGGAGGGGGCGGACGGACTGGAGCAGGTCGTCCAGGGGGACGTACGTGTAGTCGGCCCGTCCGCGGACCTGCCCCTTGCGGCTCCGGGCGGGGTCCTTGACGGCGCCCTGGAACGCCGACAAGGCGGCGGCAAGGCTGGTGTGGGCGGTGGTCGTCACGGGGTCTCCGAGGGTCGAGAGGGTGCAGGGGCGCCACCGAAGCGGCGCAGGACGGCTGCGGTGTTGGGGCCGAGGTACGAGGCGCCGTGGGCGGTGATGGCCCACACGCCGAAGCGGGGGAACCCACCGTCGTCGTGGCCCCACCGCTCGACGCAGCAGAGCCAGCCGCGGGCCTTGCCGCAGCAGCGGCGGTGCAGGGTCTCCGGGCTCACGCGGCCCTCCGAAGGGGCGCGGGCTCGAGGGCGCGCGCCCACTCGCGGTAGGCGGCGTCGGTCTCCGCAACCTGGGCGGCCAGGGCGAGCGTCGCCTCGTACAGCGCCTCCGACTCGGCGTCGTAGTCGCAACGGCAGTCCTCCAGGGCGCAGCCGGGGCAGCGGTCGTCGTCCGGCACGAGGTAGAGCGCGGCGATCAAGACGCCACCCCGTCGTCCGCCGCGCGGTGCAGCTGTCCCGCGCGCAGGTACAGCTCCTCGACGCCGCGGTCCTCGGGCGCCAGGCGGTGGGCCTCGAGCAGCAGGCGGGCGATCACGCCCGTGTACCCGCAGAGCGCCACCCGCTCGGCCGTGCGCCGGTCGAGGGGCGCGATCTGGTCGCGCAGGCGGTCGAGGGTGACGATGAGGCCGTCGATGGTCTCCGTGGGGGACATCAGCAGACCCCCCACAGGCCACGGGTGGACGTCGTCACCAGGTACGCCGCCCACCACGCGCGGACGTCGGAGTCGCCGGGGAGCAGGTCCGCGGCGTCGAAGGCGAGGGCGATGGTCTGGCCGATGGTCATGGCTCCCGCCTGTTCAGCGCGGCCCACCACCGGGCGCAGACGTGGTCTGGGGCGAGGCCGACGACGGCCAGCACGAGGATGACGAGGGCGGCGGCGACGAGTTGGTCACCCATGGAGCACGCCCCGCACCTGCAGCAGCCGCATCGGGCAGACGTTCCGGTGCGCGTTGATGTCCTCCGTGCGGTACAGCCGCCAGCACGAGTCGCAGTGTGTGCAGTGGCACCGCGGGTCACCGTCACGCCAGGGCCGCGGCCCGGCGTCGCGGGCCTTGACCATGGCCACGAGGAGCGGCCACGCTTCTTCGGCAGGCATCGCGTTGACGTGCGCGATGACGTCGGCGGCGGTCGGGTCGCGGT